GTTGACCCCCCGTTTCACGTGAAACACTACCCCCCGGGGTATATATATTTTGCGTAAACACAAGTACAATGAGAACAAGCGTTCTCAATGATAGTGATTATGACGCGTAAACAGAGGAGGCTGTATGAGTTCATACAGGCGTACATCAAGAGGTACGGGCTGAGCCCTTCGTACCATGTGACGGCCAAGGCGTTGGGGTTGAGGTCGAAGTCGAACATTCACAGGATGGTGTGTGATTTGATAGCGCAGGGGTTCTTGGAGAAGGATCCCCGGAAGTTTTACGCGATCAAGGTGAAGAATGCTTCTGTCGAAACAGGAGATTGAGAAGTATTTGTCTGCGGTGGACAAGTTGCCGGAGTCTGAAAGGGCGAAGGTTCATGCGCTGCTGGAGCTTGATCGTCTTCAGCGGTGCAAGGATTCGTTCTTGTTCTTTGTGAAGCAGATGTGGCCCGGGTTCATTTCGGGCAAGCATCATCAGATCATGGCAAATGCGTTTGAAAGGATTGCGGAAGGGAAGTTGAAGAGGTTGATCATCAACATGCCTCCAAGACACACGAAGAGCGAGTTTGCGTCGTATCTGCTTCCGGCGTGGTTCTTGGGGAAGTTCCCTCATAAGAAGATCATTCAGACGTCACACACATCTGAACTGGCGGTGGGGTTTGGCCGGAAGGTTCGGAACTTGGTTCAGAGTGATGATTACAAGAAGGTGTTTCAGACGAAGTTGTCTGCGGACTCGAAAGCGGCAGGAAGATGGAACACGGACAGGGGCGGGGACTACTTCGCCATTGGTGTTGGAGGCGCTGTAACGGGTAAGGGTGCGGATCTGTTGATCATTGATGATCCGCACAGCGAACAAGAGGCAAAGCAGGGAAACCCTGCGGTGTATGACGCTGTTTATGAGTGGTACACATCTGGACCAAGACAGCGTTTACAGCCGGGTGGGGCCATTGTCATTGTGATGACAAGATGGTCCAACAAAGATTTGACGGGGCAGATTCTCAAGGGAAGCTCGAAGGATGGGACGGACGATTGGGAAGTGATTGAGTTTCCGGCGATTCTTCCTTCTGGGAACCCGTTGTGGCCTGGGTTCTGGAAGCTGGAAGAGTTGCAGGTTCTGAAGTCGGAACTTTCAGTTTCCAAGTGGGAAGCTCAGTACCAGCAGAACCCGACCTCTGAAGAGGGTGCGATCATCAAGAGGGAGTTCTGGAAGATCTGGCCGGACGAGGATCCTCCTTCTTGCTCGTACATCATTCAGAGTTGGGACACCGCGTTTGAGAAGCACAACCGGGCAGACTTCTCTGCTTGCACGACCTGGGGTGTGTTTGACAGGGAAGACCGGCATGGAAACATGGTGCCGAACATCATCCTTCTGGACGCGTTTCAGGACCGGATGGAGTTCCCGGACCTGAAGAAGAAGGCGTTGGAAAAGTGGAAGGAGTGGAACCCGGACTCATTGATCATTGAGAAGAGGGCCGCTGGCGCTCCTTTGATCTATGAGATGAGGAAGATCGGCGTTCCGCTGTCGGAGTACACCCCATACAAGGGGCAGGACAAGATCGCCCGGGTCAACTCGATTGCGGATCTGTTTGCTTCCGGGATCGTTTGGAGGTCTGATCATCGATGGGCAGAAGAGGTCATGGAGCAGATGGCTGCGTTTCCCAACGGGGACCATGACGACCTTGTAGACTCGGCAAGTCAAGCCCTGATGCGGTTTAGACAGGGTGGGTTCATTGCCATCGAATCAGATGAGAAAGATGAACAGTTTGATCGCAGGCCAATGGCCTACTACTGAAAGGCTCAAGAATGGCTACCAACATTGACTCCGCTTTGGTTCCGATGGAGATCCAAGAGGGCCCGGACATTGAGATTGAGATCGAGGATCCTGAAGCGGTCAGGATTGGGATCGATGGTCTTGAGATCGAACTCAGCAAAGAATCGCCAGAGGAAGAGTTTGATGCCAATCTGGCGGAGTTCATGGATGAGTCCGCTCTTCAAGGGCTGGCGTCTGAGTTGATTGAGCTTGTCGATGCGGACATGAACAGCCGCAAGGACTGGACCGAGATGTATGTCAAAGGGCTAGAAGTCCTTGGCATGAAGTACGAGGAAAGAACAGAGCCTTGGTCTGGCGCTTGTGGTGTTTACAGCCCCCTTCTTACGGAAGCGGCAATCAGGTTCCAGTCGGAAATGATCACAGAGACGTTCCCGGCTCAAGGTCCTGTGAAGACTCAGATCGTTGGGGCGGTCGACAAGTACAAGGAAGAGGCGGCAGAGCGCGTCAGAGATGACATGAACTACCGTCTGACGGAACAGATGGTGGAGTACCGCCCTGAACATGAGCGGATGCTGTACTCCCTCGGTTTGGCAGGCGCAGCGTTCAAGAAGGTCTACTACGACCCGAACCTTGAGCGGCAAGTTGCTGTTTACATCCCCGCCGAAGAGGTGGTGATCCCCTATGGCGCAAGCAACATTTACGTGTCAGAGCGCGTGACCCACATCATGCGCAAGACCAAGAACGAAATGAAGCGGCTACAGGTAGCGGGCTTCTATCGTGAGACAGAACTTGGAGAGCCGATCAGGTTCTTCAGCGACATTGAAAAGAAGAAGGCAGAAGAACAGGGCTACTCTCTGAACGATGATGATCGGTATCAGATCCTGGAAGTCCATGTGGATTGGGATCTGCCTGGGTATGAAGACGATGTTCCATTGCCGTATGTGATCACGGTAGAGCGTGGAACCCAGAATGTCTTGTCCATCCGGCGGAACTGGAGGCAGGAAGATTCTAGAAAGCTGAAGAGGAACCATTTTGTCCAGTACACCTATGTCCCGGGCTTTGGGGCATATGGACTTGGTTTCATTCACATCATCGGCGGATACGCAAGGGCAGGAACATCAATCATTCGGCAGTTGGTTGACGCCGGAACATTGAGCAACCTCCCCGGAGGTTTGAAAGCTAGGGGCTTGAGGATCAAGGGTGATGACACCCCGATTGCCCCGGGCGAGTTCAGGGATGTCGATATTCCGTCAGGTGTTGTGCGTGACAACATCATGCCGCTTCCATACAAAGAGCCCTCTCAGGTTCTGGCAGCGCTTCTGGAGCGGATTACAGAGGACGGAAGGCGGCTTGCTGCTATTGGAGACCTGAAGATTGCTGATATGTCAGCGCAGGCTCCAGTTGGTACCACGCTGGCAATTCTTGAGAGAACCCTCAAGACCATGAGCGCGGTACAGGCCCGGATTCACTCCAGCCTGCGCATGGAGTTCAAGCTCCTCAAGGAGATCATCCGGGATTACATGCCCACCGACTACCCCTACACCCCAGAAGGGGGCGACAGGGGCGTCAAGCAGGATGACTACGATCAAGTTGAAATCATCCCTGTCAGCGATCCAAACGCTGCCACGATGGCTCAGAGGATCATGCAGTACCAAGCGGCCATTCAACTGGCCCAAGGCGCTCCGCAGATCTATGACTTGCCGCAACTACACAAGCAGATGCTTGAGGTTTTGGGCATCAAGCATGTGGAAAAGCTGATCCCTGCGGCAGAAGATCAAAAGCCAAGGGATCCGGTGACGGAGAACATGAACGTTTTGATGGGCAAGCCAGTCAAGGCCTTTGCTTACCAAGACCATGAAGCTCATTTGGCAACGCATCAAGCGTTCATGCAGGATCCAAAGATTGCCGCGACCATTGGACAGAACCCAATGTCGCAGCAAATGATGGCCGCACTGATGGCCCACATTGCCGAACACGCAGCATTTGCATATCGCGCTCAAGTTGAGATGGCTTTGGGTGTGCCTTTGCCCGCCCTGGATGACGACAACGAAGCGCCAATCGGCCGCAACGACGAAAGATCGCTTGCTCCGCTCATTGCTGCCGCCGCTCAGCGCACGATGGTTCAAAACCAAGCCATGGCCGCACAAATGCAGGCTCAACAGCAGGCGATGGACCCCGCCCTTCAGATGCAACAGGCAGAACTGAACCTCAAGGCCCAGGAGTTGCAGCGCAAGGAAGCAGATAGTCAACGAGATTTTGAAATTGCACAACAAAAGCTGCAATTGGAATCTCAGCGACTAATGATAGATGCTCAAAAAAGCGGCGATCCAGCGCTAAAAGCTATTATGGCTAGACAAGATATGGCGCATAAAGAGCAAAAACATCAACAAAATATGCGTCAAGCGGCGCAAAATCAAGCGATTAAACTTAGTCAACAGATGGCAAATTTGCCAAGGAGTAATAAGTGACCACTGCGCTTTCCGTGGTATTGAAAGATGTAGAAGACCGTAGACAAATCATTGCAGAGGCCCTCATTGCGGGCTCTGCAAAAGATTTTGCGGAATACAAGTCCATGACCGGCGAAATCCGAGGTCTTTCGCTGGCTCATTCCATAGTCACTGACCTCGTGCGAAAACTGGAGAATGATGATGAGTGAACTGCTCCTGGCGGATGCAGATGGAAGTACGTCTGTTTTGCCCCCAACTGACGCCGAAAAGGCCCGTCAAGTGCCTGATCCGGCCACCTATCACATTCTGTGCATGGTGCCGAAGGCGGAAGAAGAGTACGAAAGCGGTCTGGCCAAGGCCGGACAGACGATGCACTACGAAGAGGTGCTGTCTCCTGTGCTGTTCGTGGCCAAAATGGGCCCGGACTGCTACAAAGACCCTCTGCGATTTCCTTCCGGGCCATCGTGCAAGGTTGGAGACTTCGTGCTTGTGCGTCCGAACTCGGGCACCCGACTGAAGATCCACGGAACCGAGTGGCGGATCATCAATGATGACTCCGTCGAAGCGGTCGTGCAGGATCCAAGAGGTCTTCGGAGGGCTTGATGCACAAATTTTGCACAAAATGCAAAACAGAACAGCCTCGCAGTGTGTTTGGTCCAAGTAAGACCGCTAAAGACGGTTTGTTTTGTTGGTGCAAACCGTGCGTAAACCAAAATGCGCAACTTTGGCGCAAGCTGATGCCAGAAAAAGTACGGGAGGCTAAGCAAAAATACTACGCATCTGAAAAAGGCAAAGCGTGCAAACGTCGCGAAGATGCAGCATATGCTGC